CAAACAACCGAGTTTGCTAAAGCCCTAGCTAGTTTAGATAAAGAAAACCTTTCACCAGTAATGCTTGACTATTTAGCTAAAGGTTATGGCGGCAGTTTAACAATTGCTCTTACCAGTATGTTAAATCCTGTGCTTGCACCTACTTCTGATGTAGCTGCACCTACTAAAATGCCAAGTCAATATCCAATAGTTGGCGGTTTCTTTCAACCTAATGATGCAAGCGGAGTTATTAACGCTGCTTACGAAACTGCTGAGAGAGCACAAAAAGCATCTAAAACGTTTAATGAAATTATTGCTAAAGGTAATAAAGACGAAGCACAGGCTTTTGCCCGTAAGTTTGCAAATGATTTATTAATTGAAGATGTGGCAGGAGCGTTTAAAAGAGAGATGGGTGAATTAGCCGCTGTTGAGCGAGCCGTCCGTGCAGACAAGCGTATGAGCTCTGATGAAAAAGCAGAGAAAATTAAACAGCTACGTGCTATTAGAATCAAAATGTCTGAGGGCTTAAATAAAATTAGCGAACGCGAGTAAAGCGCACACCAATCTTACCCTCAAACGTACCAAATTCTGCTTTACCAATAATGCCATGATGCAGGGCGGCTTTAAGCCCTGTTTCTTTTACGTCTTGTAGCTTTAATGTAGGTACAAAAAAAGCCCCCTTAGCGGGGGTGTTAAGCCAAGGGTAATGCATTTTAATCTTCCGTGATGTCATAAGTAGTCATCAGTGGTTATCGGGCGTGTTATCTGCATGACGTTGACTCGCATAGTAGGACCACGGGTTTTAGACAGCATGTCTTTGCGAACGTAGTTTATTTTGTAGTTGGGTAACTTCTCAAGCCCTTCCTTAAAGTCTTTGTATCCATAACTCATGGTTACGCAATGCGCCTTAAGTAGTTGTTCTTCAATGTAATAGTCAATGTGTCCGGGCGTAAAGCCTTTCTCAACACGCCCTGCAATATCCGTCCGAGTCAACGACTCGTCAACTACATCCTTACCACCCAAACTAGCTATTAGTTCGCCCTTAGCGGTAGCCGTAACCATTACAAACTTACCAAAATACTCACGGGTATATGCGTTCAATACATCTTCGGGTGTACGCTTACTGCCGTGGATAATCCCACGAGCGCTGTATACCATCAAACGCAGTACATCAATAATCGGACCTCTAGGTATGTCAATCAAGTTAGCATAGTTTTTGCCAAGCAGTTGTAGCACAGTGACGATACAGGCATTACCCGCAGTCCAGTAGCGTTCATCAGCGTTAGCTTCAAACTCAATCTTCAAGCGTTCTTGATTTTCCTTGACTAGTTTCTTGGCTAGGTCATGGTTCTTTACCAACCAACGAATTAATTCCTGACCAACGACACCATAGTTTTCTTTTAGTAATCCCAGCATGGATTCTTCTTCGGGAGACCACTTTAGCTTCTTGCTTAGTTGCAACTCAAGCAGACGGAACATTTCACCCTGAGAAGCATGCTTACGAGCGCCTGATAGGAAGTCCATAACGTGCGTATTGGACGAGAGCAGAACCAGTAGCTTCCATGTTGAGGTGTTAATGCGCTCCTCGTTGGTGCCCTGCTTCATGCGGTCTTTGCCCTTACCCTGCGTTAAGTCAAGTAGGAACTCAGGCAACCACTCAAAATCCTCACGGCTCTTGCTGGTGGTCTCGTCAATAATAAACGGCAGACTGTTAAGTAAACCCTGTCTCTGTTGTGATGCAACAATAGAGGTACTCTGTGTTACACGATAGCCTTCGGGGTGTCCAAAGAAACTAGCCGCTAACTCAAGTGACAACGATTTACCTGTACCTGAGTCAGATGAACCCAAGTGGTATACACAGCCGTTGAACTTGGTAAAATTCATGAGCAACGATGCCGGTCCAACCAAAGCCATTGCCAACACCTGCCACTCTTGGCGAGCGATTAGCATGTTGAAAACCTTGCGCCAGTTGTCTATCGTGCCTATCGGTTTGGTCGAGTAGTTGATGTTATCAAGCGCAGGGGTTGGTACATACACTTCCCTGCCATCAGGGTAAAACACATGGCTGTTGTATACAAACGACTTTTCATCCTGCCAACCACAGTTATTTGGTACTTTAATAGCACGCTTATTAGCACTAACGAACTCCACGCAACCCCGCACGTATTCAAACAAGTTCTTGTCATTACCTGAACCGTATGCTGCAATGATGTTTTGATTGGCTAGCGCCTTGACTGTCTCGTCTTTACTGACAATGGATTTCTGTGCAATCAGTACATCAATTACCCCTTCCGGTCTACACGCCATAAGATGCGCCAAATGATCGCCGTTGCTATTAAGAATATCAACCGCAAACAAGTCGTAAGGCAAAAGCATAATCTGCTTCCGTGATTTCTTGCCGTCTTCGTCATCTAATAACCTATCCATAAAAATGCCACCATTAGCCCCATAGCTATACCCCTTGGGTGGGGTTGGGCGGGTAACTGTTTTTTGTAGTGCTTCTGGCGTGGAGTTTTCTGTCTCTACTACAACTTGTTTTGGAGTGTTGTCAACTTTGATCTCCCGCCCCAAGGCTAGTGGGTTGGTAATCTTGCCTTTATGTGGGCACTTATCGCATACGCCTGGATTGGTTTCATCTAATTTAAGGCAGGCATAAGGACCTTTAATGGCTCGCCATTTGCTGTTGTGGCGGTCTGCATCGTAAGGGTGTAACGCAGATAACGCCAAGCCTTCTTCAACCCCGTCATCACAGAATTTAGCTATGCTGAGGATGCCCCGCCACAAGGGCTCCATGCCGTCTTTGCTAGCGTTCTCACGGTAGTAGTTAATCTGCCCACACTTATTGCCAATAGTTTTAAAGTATGTAACGCTGTTTTCTATTAGCTTAACGCTATTGGCTGTTGGAGTGGCTTTAGGGCGTTTTCCGGGTATTTCTAATGGCGGTACTGCTTCGTATGCCCCTTCGCCAATCGCTTCTTTAAGGTGGGTTGCTAGGGCTTCAAAGTCAAAAATAGCACCCTCTGCCTTGAGGATTACCTTGCGTGGTTTCTCTTGCTTATAGTTGTGCGTGTCAGGCACTCGTAGCACCCTAGCCGCATCGCCTGTTACTGAATAGTCAATATTGAAGTTGTGTTTCTTACACAAACGTTTGAGGTTCTCGGCAACAGGTTTCCAAGTATGTATATCTACCTCTTCCGTAAATGGGAAGTACACATGTAGACCACCACCGCTTGTTAATACCCAAGGCGAACCCAAGTCTGCCAAGCCAGTCTCGGTTAAAAACTTAGCAAGCGCATTGACTGCATCTAGCTTCTTCTCGTAGTCCTTGCCTACTCCACAATCAATATCTAAAAACAACGATCTAATTTTTAATGCGTGCTCAGCCTTGCGCTCGTTAGCCCCAAACGTAGCTAATGCAAAGAAAGCGTTGTAGCCCTTCGCATCAAACGACATAGCGGCGTCGTACAACTCGTGTATAGAGTCAACGAATACATGCTCTCTTTTTGCTGTGCTTATCTCAACGGTGCAGTATTTACCCGAAGTCGGTAGCACAGTCGCTAAAAATTCTTGCGACGTCATGTGAAACCTTTCGAGTTAATAAATGCTGTTGTTTATCTTATTTGCTAAACGCTTAATTAGTTCAAGTTGCCACGTCTTTGGTAGTTCTTCTTTATGTGCAAGGCGACTAGCGTATTCAACTAACTCACGGTCTGTATAAGCTGTTGGTGTAACTGAGTGTTCGTTTAAGTTTTGTTGCATTTTCTCATCGCCTCTTCTGCTGTGCTACTAGACTGTAGAATATTCAACAAGGACTGAACCCGCATGCGGTAAGCAGGCGTTACATCCGTTCCGCTAAACCAGTTGTACACAGTTTGTCTTGTTGCGCCTGTAAATTTTGCTACATGTATTACGGGAAAATCTAAATGTACCGCCCAACGACCAAGCTGATTGCCAAGCGTCTTTGGTGCCACTTTTATACTTTGTTTTATTGTGTCTGAATAAGCCATGATGTTCTCGTTTAGTGGGGGGCTAAGCCCCCCTTATATTTATTAGTCATCCCACTCATCAACAGTTGAGGCTAAGTTGCTAGCTTTCTTCTGTGGAACTGCGCTTGCTTTTACCGCAGGCTTGCGCTTCTCAGGCTCATCCACATCGTCGTCAGTTTCTACCTCAACCGATCCAACCTTGGCTTTAGGAGTTGGCTTTGCACCTTCAAGTTGTAGTGGCTTCTCTGTTGTTTTAGCCACCGTCATGGTAATGGCTTGCTTAGCGCTTGCAGATTGACCTTTCTCAACAACAATATCGTACTCGTCATCTTCTAACCAACGAACAGGTTGAAAGAACAACTTAGGTACTGCGGCTTTGGTATCAAAGCGCAAGCGAGTTATAAGTTGTTCAGGACTAACACTTTGCGCCGCAAGGTATCTTGCGTAGGCTTGTAGTGGTCGTTTATCACCCTCTTCTTTACCAAAAATTGACGTAGCGGCTAGGGTTAACTGCATTACATCACCACTAATGTCGTTGGCAAGAACTACTGCAAGGCGTTGGGAGAAACGGCAAGCCTTGGACTCGCCCTGACCTGAACCCTTAACATTCATTGGGCATGAGGCACAATCACTAGCCTGCGGATTATCTGCCGTTGCATCAGGCTTATCACCATCAGCAGACCAACAATCAGGCGCTTTGGATACGCCTTCTTCGTACGCACCTTCGTAATAGGTACGGCTGATTTTAGATGCGGCATTAACAATAACTACATCAAGATTACGATCGTCAATTGAAGTAATCTCTTTACCATCTGACATCAAACGGAATACACCGCCCTTGATTGAGATGCGTTTACCGCCGCTACCTATTCCGCCACCTGCGAGGCTTTTAGCGAGGGTTGAGAGTTCGCCTTTGCGAGCAAAAGCGGGTGTTTGTGCAGGATTAAATTTGGCAATTTCGCCCATGGTACTACTCCTTCATTTAGTTGGTTTACGAACAGTTACTGCATACTCAGACATCGAGTTAAGCCCAGCGGGTACTACACCGGGATTTTCTTCTAAAAACATAGACATGTTCTTCTGCGCTATGCGCTTCTCAAACAAATCTAATGCGTCGTGCTGTACAACAAACTGCTTGAATGAATCCCAGTCGTCTGTGTAGTAGCGCGTCTTCTGTGACAAGATGATGGTGCCTTCAGCAGTTCTTACTGAGTTGGTACCAAGCGCCATCATTTGATCCTTCATGGCGTTTTTTATTTCATCTTGTTTTGCTTTGAGTTCTTCAATCTGACTTTCATATTCTTTTGTCAGTTCTTGAACCTTTGTGTACATCTTACGATATACACGTGCTAGTTTGTCTAGCGGTATTACTTCTTCGTTTGGCATTTTATATGCTCCTTTGTAAAATATTTTACACCTAAAAAGACGGGTGTTCAACCCGATATAGGGTTTTTCCTAGGAACTTAGTTCCTCCCTATACAGGCTTAGCAAGAGATCATGCCCTTCAACACGTTTCTCTAGGCGATCAAACATCCGCTTTTCTATTTCACTACCTTGCAAGTGTATCACCGTTACATTCGTAGAAGTTTGCCCAATACGATCTGCACGTGCAATACATTGCAAGTATGTTTCTACAGACATAACTGGTCCATAGAAGACAACAGTATCCGCCGCAGTTAATGTTACACCATGTGATGCGGCTTGTGGTTGAATTACTAAAACTTTTGGTACATCAGTTGTTTGAAAACGTTTAAATATGTCAGTACGTTTATTTACAGTTACGTCACCATGAATCACTTCACTTGCAATGTTGTGTTTTAGCAAGTGGTTGTGGATTGTTTCAATGCTATGCCTAAATGGTGCAAAGATAATAACTTTACGGCTTGTTTCTTCTAGCACCTCAAGCAACACACTCAAGCGTGGTGAGCAGTCAAACTCCACAACTTCTTTATCGTCTGTATATGCGGCACCTGCACTTATCTGCAACAGTTTGCTAACACCTGCGGCGGCATTTACTGCGGTAATTGTTTCACCTGCAGTCTGTACTAGCATGCGATCCTTAAGCATGCGGTAGTACTTAACTTGCTGTGGAGTGAGGGGTATGTTACGTGTTTCGGTAAGCACAGGCGGTAGATCGGTACACTCTTCTTTTGTATAACGTATTGCAGGCTGTAGTGAGTTGTATACCTCTTGTTGTGCAGAGGGCTTTGGTACCCACTTAAACTTGCTAACTTTGTGCATTACTTTATCTTGCCATGCTGTAAGGAACTTGGGTACACCGTTAGGGTTTACTAACTTAGCTAAGCCGTAAGCATCAACAGGCGACTGTGCCGCAGGGGTTCCTGTCATCATCCAAAGCATGGTGTCAGGCTTAAGTATTTTATTAAGCGCTTTCCACCGTTTAGTTGTTGGGTTTTTGTATGCGTTTGCTTCGTCTACGATAACCAAATCAAACTTGCCATTGGCAACAACTTCTTCAGCAATTAGGTTTAAGCCATCATAATTAACTATAACAAATTCGTAATCACCTTGAACCATTTCAATACGTCGTAGTGCTTGTGTATGATGCGCCGCTATTACCGAGCGATGAATAATACTTTTACCAATACTACTTATCCAAGCGTCGTGCATGATAGACAGCGGACATAAAACTAAGCATCTACGCACTTGCTTTAACTTCATTAAATAATCGGCAGC